CCAACAACGTATTGCGTCACGTCAAAGAATGTGGTTGTGCCACCGAGAACGGCAGGACCACCGAGTGTTGACGTGCCGAGATACAAAGCGTCCTGCAAAAAACCTGCGTCCAGTTCCACCTTGTATGTGCCGAGGTCGGCAAGACCGCCCATTTATGCCACCACAATGTTGAGTGCGCCAGAACGTTTGTTGTACTTACGCAACTCGGTCACGATTACGTCCGCCAATGATTCGTCAGCAATCTTGCTATTGATTGTGATGTTGTACACGTCGCCACCGCCGAGTTGATTGTTCGGCACAATCTTGCCAGAACTGGACGGCACAAACAGTTCTCGTCCACGCTCGCCAACAATGTACGGATAACCCGAATCAACCATGCCACCAGCGGCTTTGCCCTTCTTCGGACGCTTCTTCGGTGCCTGCACACCTGTTTGCTTTTGCGCACGCTGTACTTGTTGAGCCGTCAACCCTGTCCGTGCGGCACGCACCTCACGTTCCGCCTCAGCAAGATTCAACTTGGCTTGCGTCTCACGGTCAACCGCCTCAGCCACAGCATCGGCTCGTGATGCCTCAGTTTCTTTGGCGGAGTTCAGTTCGTCCAATGCGTCCTTGTATGACTGTGACCCGACAGCGGCACCATTGATTGCCTCATTCAACGCCGTTTGTGCCGTAGTAATGGCGTTTGTTGCTTCCACTTCGGCGTTCTTTGCCTCAGTCAATGCCAACTCCGAAAGCGTCAACTCATCTTGTGCCGCCTTCACTGCGGCAGGGTCAGAACCAGCCCGTGCAGTGGACAACGCCAGTTCTGCCGCAGTCACACCAGCCACAGCGTCACGCAACGCAATCTGTGCCTCAGCAATCTTGCGTGGGTCATTCTCTTTCTGCGCATCAGCCAACGCCTTTTCAGCGTCGGTCTGACCGTACTTGGCAAGTGTTATGTCATCTTCCAGTTGCGCCAATGCGGCAGGGTCAGCAGCCTTTTGCATGTCTGCCAACTTCTGTCGTGCATCAATCACGCCTTGTTCCGCACGAGTCACGTCAATGGACGCACGAGTTTGGTCACGCTTTGCCTGTGCCAAATCTGCTTCGGCGGCGGCGGCTTGTGAACTGCCTGCACCGTAACCACGCACAACTTGGTCGTAGCGTTCTTGCGCACGAGTCACGTTTTCTGTTGCTTTGGTCAGGTCGTCCTTGGCACGCTTGGTGTCTTTGATTGCGCCGTTGTAGGAACGTTGGTCAGCGCCGTATCCCTTCAATGCGGCAGTGAAGTCACGGAACTTTTCGGCGGCAGTCTTGACGGCTTTGCTAACACCATTGGTGTTGGTTTCGGTGTTCTTCAAGTCGTCCAACAACTTTTGTAGTTCTGCGTCTAGCGGAGTTACACCTGTTTTGCCAGCGTTGCCCAAAGCATTTGTGACTGTGCCAAGCGCCGTTTGTGTTTGCACCGTTTCGGCACGCATGACACGCATGGTGTCCACGAGTCGCAGAAACTTCAAGACCTGTTCATCAGTGGCGTTTTTGAGTTGTGGCACTTCATTGCGCAAGTTGTAAAACGCCACTGTTTGTTTCGTGATTGCATCACTACCTGACGTGACCACCTTGTTGATGTTCACACCCATGTCCAAGTATTTGCCTGCCGCCTGTTCCAGTGCGGTCAAACCACCTGCGCCTGTGTTCAGGTATTGCTCAAAGTCTTGAAGGTTGAAGTTGAACTTGGTGAGCGTGTCAATGTTTTCCTTGAACGCTTCGTCCGTCTTGTACAACTTCACCAGTGCGTCTGTTTGTGCTTGACCTTCCAGTTTCAGTGCTTCGGCAAACTCCAACGTGCGGTCAGTGGCATCGCTTTTCTTTTTGGCGTAGATGCCATACGCAATGGCGGCAACACTCAACAGGGCTGTGACACCACCTGCGGCAATCAATGCGGCTTTGGTGGCGTTCAGCGTGATGTTCATTACTTCTGCGGCAACCTTCAATGCGCCAAGCACCGTTGTGTAGGTCACGGTGGCAACACGCAACGCACCAAACGCCAATGTGACGGCAACAACTGCCTTGCCCAACGTGCCGAGCGACATGATTGCGCCGATGCCTTTGCCAATCAGATACTCAATGCCTGCACCAACGCCGTCCTTGCCGACCACTTGCGCAAAGTTCTGGAACACAGGCACAACTTTTGTGGTTACAAACTCGGCAAATGCCATGACAGTAGGAAGAAGCATGGTGCCAAAATCTTCGGCAAGGTTTTCAATGGCAACTTTCATGCGGTCAAAATCAGTTGCAGTGGCGGCGGCAGTGCCACCGACTTGTGATTCCACTTCCTGCAAAATGACCTTTTGAGCATCAAGTGTTCTGTTGGTATCCACCAACTCTTTGATGAGTGCCTTTTGGTCCTCGGTGAAGTTGATGCCAGCACGACGCAACGCCGTGATTCCCTTTTCAGGGTCGGACAATGCTTTGCCGAGTTGCATTGCGGCGGCATCGGTTGAACCGAACACGTTGCCCAAGTCCAATGACAGACGGACGGCACGATTGAAAATGTCGTTGTTGTCACCAACTTGGTTTTGGACTTGCTTGAACGTCAACAGAAGATTGGCGGACTTTTGGATTAGTTCATCGTCCACGCCAACTTGCTCGGATAAGGTGCGTGACAGGTCAGATACTTCAACTGCTGTGACACCTGCGGCACTTCCTGTGGCGGCAATAATCGCCTCGGTCTGTGCCATGACTTTTGCTGATTCCACTGCGGCGTTGACCAACTTGGTGCCAATAACACCTGCCACCACACTGCCAACACCTGCAATCTTGGCAAAAGCACCAGCAAACTTGGTTGCGCCTGCGTCCACATTGGCAAGCACTGCGCCAGTTTTGGCGGTTGCGCTGTCCAGTTTCTTGAAGTCCTTGATTGCACGGGTGATTCCTTTGGAATCAAACGTTGTAATGATGGGGACTGAAATAGCCATGACTAACCGCCGAACTGTCCGAGCGCATTACGGCTCTGGGTCTTGGTGAACTCGCTTTGTGCGGCACGTCGTTCAATGGACTTGTCCAACTTTGTGCCGATTGCCTTCTCCACTTGAGCAACAGCATCACGAATGTTTTTCTCAACAAGAGGCATGTTGGCTCGCACGGACTTCCACATGACACGGGACGCTTTGCCGTAACCCTCTTTTTCAAGGTTCTTGACGAAAACATTGCCACGATTGGCGGCACCAGCCATGTCAAAAATCATTGCGCCAGCGTTCTTTTGCTGAACACGCAACACAGGCCATGAGTTTGTGAGTTGGTTCTTCCGACCACCGATTTTCACGCCAACGCCTTGTCGTGCCTTTTTCACCTCGTAATGAGGGAAAGCACCGCCACGTCGCCTGCTGTTCTGGGCAGGCTTCATGAATCCAGACAGGACAGATGATGGAAAATCGCCTTTGACCTTCTGCACCAAAGGTTGCGACACCTTGCGGATTTCCTTGGTGGTGGCGTTGTACAGGTCACGGTCAACGTAGCGCAGTGTTTCAAGGACAGGCTTCAAGCCATGCACCTGAATACCAACCTGCATTACACCTGCCATGCCACCAATCTACATTCTCCTGTTTGGTTGCTTATGCCGCCATTGTGCAACAGCAATCATCGTGTTCAGTATTTCTTCCGTCTCTTGCAACAACACGGACGGTGCGATGCCTGACTCCAACGCCAACCAAGCAATCAGCCAGTGGGCTGATTCTTGTCCAAAGGGACTGCACCTTCCGTTTCGTCGTCCTCAGACAGTCCGAGCGTGGACACAGTGCCAATCCAATCGGGGTCAAAAGGCATTTGTGTGTGCTTGTTGCGCTTCTCGCTGTGCCATGCAAGCCATGCAAGGTCGGTCAGGCGTAGTTCCTGCTCAAACTTGGTGACACTGCGTTGCCATGTGCGCTCAAACGCCACAAAGTCGGCAAAAACGGCATCAACCTTTTTCGTGGTGCCGTCATTGAACTCAACGGTCATTTGGATTTTCATTCGCTGCTCTCCGTGTTGTTATGGGGTAGTTGACTTTGCGAGTGTTCCACCTGTGAAGGAAACGCTGGTCATTGCCAGTTCACCGACTGCGCCAGCCACAGGAGTGTGAGCGGCGAGGTATGTGCCAGTGAGCGTGTAGGCAGGGTTGGTTGACGAGGTGGTTGCCCCGTTCGGCTTGATGATGACCGTTGTGGTGGTGCCAACAAGCGGATACAGGACTGCTTCAACGCTGTTTGACGGCGATACGGCAAAGTCCTGCATGAACTCAACATCACAGGAGTTGTTCTGCAATCCGCCAGTGAACTTGTGGGCAGTGTCGCCAAACGCCGTGATTTCCACCGAGTCCACTTCATAGTTCAGCGTGACGCTGTTGGAGTGGTCGGACAGCACAGTGCCGCCGATGGAAATGTATGCGTCTTTGAGAACGAGAACAGCCATGATGTTCCTTCCTTACGAGGTTGCCTTGACGAGCGTGCCGCCCGTAAAGGAGAGCGAGGTCATTGCCAGTTCGCCAACTGCGCCAGCGACAGGAGTGTGTGCCGCAAGGAACGTGCCAGTGATGGTGTAAGACGGGTTGGTGGTGCTGACTGCCGAGGACGTGGGCTTGATGACAACGGTGGTGGTTGTACCAACCAGCGGATACACGGTTGCTTCCACATTTGCGGCGGCGAAGTCCTGCATCAACTCAATGTCAATGCTGTTGTTTTGGAGTCCACCAGTGAACACATGTCCGCCACTGCCAAACGCTGTGACCTCAACCGAATCCACCTCGTAGTTGACGGTGACCGAGTTTGCGTGGTCACTCAGAGCAACGGAGTTGATGGTGATTGAGGCATCTTTGAGAACTAGAACTGCCATGTCACTTGCTTCCTTCTGCGTCGGACTTGTTGGACTTGGTTGCTACGGCTTCAATGAAACCGCCGTCAACCAATGCGGCGAGGTTATCAGCCGACATGTCGGTGGGAGTGACGATTGCGCCAACTTCACCGAGTGTGCAACGGTCGCTGATGACCTTGTACTGCTGTGCCATGTTGTCTCCTTATGTGTGGACAGTGAATGTGAACTGGATTTGCAGAAACTCGGCATCACCACTGGTGAGGCTTGTTATGTCTGCCGATGTTGAAAGAATGGTTGCCTGCACCACACCGCCAAGCGTGTCGTCCGACTCAATAGCCGCACGCACGCTCTTTGAGCCTGTTGCCGACAGGTATTGGTCTAGCAGGTCGTGTGCCGTTCTGTCGGTGTATCTGCCGACGATGACATGGATTAGCCATTCCATTTGTGTAAGTGCCGCACCATTGCCCATTGTGCGGTGATACACCACCTGTGTCAGTTCGGGATAGGCAACTGGCGGTGTCAGTTGTTCGGGTTGATAGTTGTATGTGCGCAGACCTGTAATGGTTGCCAACTTGGTTGCGATTGCTGTGGCAACTGTGTTGACGGTGGCTGGCGTACTCACGCAACACCAATGATTCTGTATGGCGAGAGAAGGTCACGCACGTCAGGGTCAACCGCACGGACTTGGATTGCCATGTCTGCGAAGCCAACCACGCCGAGTGCGGCGTTGTATCGGGCGAATCCACGAATGGACAACAGGACTGCGGCTTCTCGCACGTCATCAGGCACAGCGTTCCAACCCCATTGGGCTGTCACTTGCACGAGCGCAGGGTCAGGGTTGTATTGCAGTGGGAATGTTTTGCCGCCGATTGCAACGATGCGGCGATACGGGCGACCATTCAAGCCTGCGTCCAGTGGTTCCAACTGATAGTCGGTGCCTTGTGTCCATGTGTTCTCAAACGTTCCGTCTCCATCATCATCTGTTTTCACTGTGATGCTGGTGGTTGCCATGTCGCTTACGGACACGTTGTATGAGTCCACTGGATACTGGCTGACAGCAGTTTGTGCGGTCTTGTAGAACCAACGCCCTGTTACGCCATCAATGCGACGTGATGCGCCTTCAATCGCTTTCTCAATCAAACCGTCATCAACGTTGTCAGTGAGACGGAGTGCTGATTTGACCTCGGCAAGCGTGCAATAGCCGTTGGTGATTGCCACGTTCAGCCTTTCTTACGCTTGGTGGCAGGTGCGATGACTGCTCGTTCCTCGTTCGGTTCTGCCGTAGCAGTTTCCTTTGTCATGTACTTGTGTTCGTATCCAAGTTCACGCAAAGCGGCATCAACTGCCTTGATTCGCTCGGGAAGATTGCGCATGACATAGCCATGTCGTTCAATCAGAAGTGCTTCAATGTGTTTGCTCATTTTTGCCTTTCAAGTGAAAGTGGGTGGCAGTCCCGACGACCACCACCCACTTCACATTGCCGTGATTTGGAATCAGAAGGTCGGAGTGACCAGACCCGTTCCGTTGATTTGCGCCCATGCGTTGGGGTAGCGGTTGGCGGTGTAGGCGGCGTAGCCGTACACGACGCACAGCACGTCCAGTTCGGCACCCTTGGTCTGCTCAAAGCGCAGGTACATCGGCTCACCGTTGCCGTCCTCCCACAGGTGGAGTTCCTGCAAGTTGCCGACGTAGATGGTGTCCTGATTGGTGCCTGCACCCTGTGCGGTGGAAACGTTTGCGTCCGTGATGATTGGCAGACCAAACATTTCGTAGCCGCTGTTGCCGTATTCCACTGCGCCGTTGCCCGATGCAATGCCATTCATGTTGCGTGCCGCAGGAACAACCAACGGGCGGTTGGTGGTGTCAAGCGATGCCATGATGAATCCAAGGCGGCGTGGGTGCATGATGATTGCGTTCGGACCACCGAAGAATGTGGACTGAACCTTCTGAATGGCATCAACCATCTTGGGGTACAGTTCCGCAACCGTCGGAGATGCGTCGGTGTAGGTCACGGTCTGTCCTGCCGAAGCAAGCAGTTCTGCAACCACGAGCGCATCAAGCGAAGTGTGGTAGGAGGAAACGAGGTCGTTCATCACCAGCGAATCAACGTTGGTGCCACGCTCGAGCGCCTGACGGCTGACCGTCTGCTGACCTGCAATCGTCTGCACCGACACGTCCAACTTGGTGTCGTCCATGTTCGTTTCCGAAACTGCGGCACCTTCCGTCTGAACTGCGGTGCTGGAACCAGTGGTCACCTTGCTGATGCTGATGGTCAGACCCTCAGCAGGCAGGGCGTGCTTGCGTGCGACGTTTGCAACAGGGCGACCTGCACGAGCGAACGGGGCGGCGAGTTCGGTGAGGTACTGCGGCACGATGAGTCCAGCAAAGTTTGCGCTGGTCACGTCACGACGCTCAACACGCTCTTCCTGCATGTGCCGAGTAAGACGCTCAGATGCCGCAAAGTCATTGCGGAACTGGGCGGCGTAAGCATCTGCCATGAACGAGTTGCGGTTGCCCTTCTCGTAGGTGCGTGCTTCCTTCTTGACGCTCGTGTTCACAGCAAGTCCAGCGTTTGCACGGACTTCCTTTGCCTCGGCGGAACGGGCTTCAAGGTCACGATGAGTCTTGATGCTGTCGTCCAGTTCGGCGGCGGAACGAAGTGAGGTTGCGATTGCCTTGTCCTCGTCTGCGGTCAGGTCACGTCCTTCTGCCTCGGCGGCATCAACGACTGCCTGAGCCTCAGCGAGAAAAGCGTTGCGCTTCTCAATGAGTTTCTCTGACATTGCCATTTGGGTTTCTCCCTTTGTAGTGGCGGTTGGTGTTTGCTTTGACAAGTGAAGTTGCTAGTGCCGTGTGGCGGCTAGTTTTCGGCTTGTGCCTGTCGCAACTGAATCTGACGCTTGCGCAACTGAATCGGTGCTACGGCAGGAACGGTATCAGCCTGCGTGCTGTTTCTGTTGCGCAACTCTGCCACAGTTTCTTCATAGGCAGGGTACGTCACAACGGACACGTCATACAGACGAACCTCTTTGAGTTCACGGGTGCGCTTGTCGTCACTCCATGAATCCTTGACCGTCTGGAAGGCGAACGACATTTGTGACAAGTCGCCACGACGCAGTGCGCTCATTACCTTTGCGGCATCAGGATTGTTTTCGTCCAGCATGGCTTCAATGCGCAAACCAATCTCGTCCTCAGAAAGAGAAAGCGTGCCTGAACGGGTGCGTGCAAGCGGCACGCCTTCATGGTCAATCAACAACCGAACATCTGCACCATCTTTGATGGTTTTTGTAAATGCGCCACGACGGACAAACTCTGTCCACGGCAACGGTTCGGACGGCGAATCAAACACGGCGGCATAACCAACAAGCGTTTTGCCATCTGGGGCGGCACGCAGTTCCAAGTTGCTGTACGCAACGCACCGATTGGCACGGTTTTCAACAACCCAACCAGTTGTGCGGCTGTCCATTTCCATGTCGCCCATCATCACGTCATCATCAGATGCCATGTCATCTTCTGCTTCCACAGAATCATCTTCCATCGGTTCCCACCTGTCGCAGTAGTGCGCCGCATCAACAGACTCATTGAACGCACTGCACATGTTGGATTCGGAATCAAAGTATTCACAGTTGCCGCAGTTGCGACCTTCTGGAACGTCCTCACTGTCGGCAGGACGATAACTCGGTGGCAACTGCCTCGCCTCGTCGTTTTCTTTCTGTGCGTCCAACTGACTCACCACCTGTTCTGCATAGTTCATTGTTCGTCTTGCGCCTTCTTTGGTGCCGTCGCTACCCCACAACAAATGCGCCACAAGTCCTGCTGTTATTTCATCGCCTTGGATTGCGTCCAAGTCTGACAGGTGACGTGCTATCCACGGGGCAATCTTGCGCCACTTCTCCTCTGTCACTGTTCCTGCCGCCATTTTGCGTGCGTCCTCTACCGTCTGACGCACAATGCCGTCACCCGATAATCCTTCCTCGTGATACTGCAAGCCACGCCGTGCGGCATCTCGCATGTATTGCGGCGGTGAAAGGTCAACTGCGGCACGAATCTCGCCAAGCGGTTCCATGTCCTCGCCGAGTGATGCGGCAATCATGTAGTCAATGGCATCTTGTTTGTTTGTGTAACAACTAAGCAGTTCGGTTGAACCATCAGCGTTTTGTTTGACCATTGCCCAACCGTCGCAACCAGTTTCGTTGTTGGAGATTCCGTACGGCATCAGTCCACACTCGGTGTCATTACTCGGATTTCCTCGGTGCCCGATGCGGTGATTGCATACAAAGTTTCCTTTGCAGGCAAAAACATCTCAAATGGAACAGCGTTTTTTTCGGTCAGCAATCCGTTTGCGGCTGTTACGTCCGCACCGCCAAGATAAACGACACCAGCGCCAATGGCGTGAATGTAAACAGTCCGATTGATGTTGTCGGCTGGCACAACCAACACTCGTGTTGTGGATACGGAATAACTTGCGGTGTTCATTGTGGTGGTTCTCCATCTGTTCCGAGGAACGGCAAGTCTGGCGTTCCTGCCATTGGCGCACCCGGCAGGTTCAGCACAAACTTGTCGCCACCATCAAACGGTTCACGTCCTTCAATGTGGCGTGCTTCATTCGGTGTCAACATGCCTGATGCAATCTGTGTTTGTGCGGCACGCACACGAGTGGACAAGTCGGCACGCATGAACTCATCAGCGTTGAAACGCACCTGTTGTGCTGGCGGCATCAAATCGGACAAAGCATCTTCCAGTCGCCGCATCCACGGCAACAGCGTGTGACGTACAAACTGAATGCCTGCGGATTCAACGTTCTGGTATGTCTGTGAATCTCCGCCAGTTCCATTCATCATGTGCAACGGGATTCGGTAAAAGCGTGCAATCTCTCGGACAATCTGCTCACGGTGTGCCATTGTGTCCATGTCGGCGGCAGACGCAGTGATTGCTTTCCACTTCAATCCGCCAGTCAACACGGCAGGGCGACGGCGTTTGTAGTGCGTGTCAATCCATGTGTCACGCAACACTTGTGCTTGTTCCACGGTCAACTGTTGGTCGGTTTCCAAAACAGAGCCAGGTGTGCCACCGTCTCCGTACCACGCCGAAAGGAATCTGTTGATTGAAATGTCCGTGCCGATGATGTTGCGCAACACGTCAATGGGAGACAGCGAACGTGCTTGGTCAGGCAACATCACCCAGTTGAGTTGGCGGATTGTGTCTGCGCCGTATTCTTCTCGCCCGATTTTGTAGATGCGTGTGCCGTCTGGCTCAACACGGACAACAACTTTGGACGGGTGAATGTTGCGCAGTTCTGACGGATACAACCCTGAGCGTGGACACCACCAAAAGGCTGTGCCGTGTATCGCCATTGTGATGACTGTTTGTTGTATGAAGTCAAACATCATTTGGTCATCGTTCGGACGAATGAACACAGGCGGACGTGGCAGTTTCTCCCAGCGTCCTTTCACGTCTCGGTATGGGTCAAGCGGCATTGTGCCTACTGAATCACCAAGCAACGTGACGGCGGCGGCAACAGCAGATGAAGTGAAGGCAGTGAACTCGTCAACAATCTCGCCTGAGTAGTTGCCGAAAATGGGGCGTGCCGTCAACTGGTTTGGGTCAATGGACGTTGGTAGCCCACGACGTTCAGGACGAAACAGGCTCACGAGTTCGCCTCACAGGCAACAACAATCAACGTTCCTGCGGTGATGAGCGCAACTTCAATGCTGTACATACCGACTCCCACGCATGCAATGATTCCGCCGATGACTTCCAAAAACATGATGAGGCGTTGTTTCATTGCGTCACCATACCGAGGCAATCGTAGGCGTTGGCGTACTGATTGAGCGACGTGTTGCTCTGTCCAGCGCCATGCACATTGCAATGGCGGCATCAATCTTGCGACGTGACTTGCCTTTGGAAAGTCGCCAGCCGTTTTCGGTCATGCGTTGTGCGGCTGACAACACTTGGTCGGTGAACATTGGTGAACCATCGTGAACAACTCTGGATTGCACGATGAGGTCATACGCAGTGCCGCACGCTGGAATCATTCGTTGTGATGATTGTGGAAACTCAATCATTGGCAGTCCGTCGTCCATCAGTGCCTCGGCACTTCTTTGGAAAAACGCTGGGTCATAAGCAAACTCCTTGACGTTGTAGTTGCGGTGCAGTTCTCGCAGGTGTGCTTCAACATCAGCAATGTCAATGCCTTCCATGTCTGGGTGCCAAATCTTTGCTTGTGTGTGGAATCGTCCATCAGGTTTTCCTTGTACGAGAACAATGGCGATGCTGTCGTGTTTCAACGCCATGTCAATACCAACGTAGCACTCATCAGTGGTGTTGATGTTGGTTTGTTCCACCAATCGTTCCCATGCACCAACTGGCAACCACGATTCTTGGGAACGCACCCACTGATTCAATCTGAAACGGCGGAAAGACATTTCGCTGGTCTGACGTGAGGACACTTCCATGTCCTCAACATCAAGCAAGCCGAGTGGCAGGTTCGGGTTGGCTTTCTTCCATGCTTTGCGGTCATCAATCTTGCAATCAGGCGGTGCTTCCCACCAATAGAAACCAAACGCATCATCAACAATCTCGTTGGCGGCGACGGACTTGCCGTAGTTGTACAACTGTCCTGCAAGCGTGTCCAAGTCAAAACCAGCAGTGGTGATGCCGATGGTGATTGGGTCAACTCGTGCGCCTGAACCGAGCGTCAATGCGTCCCACAAATCGCTGTTCCGTTGGACGTGCAACTCGTCAAACACAACCATTGATGGGTTCAAGCCCTGTTGCAACTTGCCGTCGCTGGACAACACACGATACACGGCACCAAATCGGGGAACTTCAATGGCATCTCGGTACACCTTGCATTCCGCCGACAACATCGGTGATTGGACAATCTGTTGCTTGGCTTCATTGAACACAATGCGTGCTTGTTGCCTGTCGCCTGCGGCGGAATACACCTCGGCACCTGCTTCACCTGCAAATAGACCATACAAGGCAACAGCAGAACCTAATAGTGACTTCCCTTGTTTGCGTGGCAAACCAATGTACGCACGGCGGAAGCGCAACTTGCCATCATCACGCCGTTCCAACAACGCACCGAGTAGCCACTGTTGCCACTCCGTGAACTCGAGCGGATTACCTGCACGAGTGCCTTTCGTTACTGTCAACCATTGTTCTGCAAAGTCAGCAACCAAATCACCGTCACTCAAACTGTGACGACGAGGAACAAAGAATGTAGGTTGCCACGCCTTCTTAGGCAGTAGTGCGCTTCGCTGCGACACGGTCACGGAACTCCTGCAATCCAT